TGGGGACTCACATCCAGAGTCCCGCTTATGCTGCCTTGGCAATTTTGTTGAATCGGTACGGCCCAAGTTGTGATTGGGTATCGACCGGTTTATTTTGTGTCAAGAGATTCCTTGCCCTAGCGCCACAGATTGTTAGGACAGCCCTAGTTGGGGCTGGCTTGTATTGTGGTTTTCATTTTAGTCGGTGGTATCGACGACGTGTCACTGCTAGTGTAAGGATTCATACACGCCATGTCATTAATGATATAGACGTGCATAATAATGCAGTGGAAGATCTTGCGGGGGCCAAACACCCCTCCCGTATGGTTCGGGTTCGACTAATCGCGGCGGCTGCGTCCCGTGATTGCCGAGCTCGGTTTTTGTTTATGTCACGTACTGAGGCCAATATGTTGGTCGCACATAAGTGGCTTCACGATTACATCTCTGCATTAAAAGACATGAGGAAAGCTGACGTGCCCTTAATTGTGCCCGTTGCGCTTGAATTGTGTTTTGTTCCATCGGCGAGCGAACTAGTGGCCAACCAGATCCGATTTACAGATGAGGTGCAACAGCGCCTCAAGTTGTATAATCAGACCTGGTGGGATTGGGGTTTCTGGGGCGGGTCCTCAGATCCCCAACCCCTGGTCGACTAGGGGTGCCCTAGAGACGTACAAGGGGTGGATAGCACGTTGAGCGCTGCTCCCGACCACCCCGATTTGGTTGTACGTAAAACTCCAGGGAGGCCCAATGCACGACGGCTAGTTGCGATGGCGGGTGTTTCTCCACCCGCCCTAGTCCGTGCATTCAACAATACGATAGTCGCGTTAGAGCGGGCAGTTAAGGAGAGGGTTTTTTACGTTAAGAATGGTAATGCGTCCTTCGTGCCCCCTCCCCAACCACTCAGCACCGACATATTCTTCTTGCGTTGTTCTGATTTTGTGTCAGTATGCAAAAAGTTCACGGCTCCGACCGCCCCTATCTCCCGCGAGTCTTTCGTAGACAGCTTTAGAGGCCGCAAACGTCAACTCTATGCCAACGCTTTAGCTTCATTGGCTTCAGCACCCTTTAGGCAGAAGGATAGTTATGTTAAGGTTTTTATTAAGTATGAGAAAACTTTGTTTACTCACCTTAAGGAACCTGTGCCGCGTGTGATCTCACCGAGATCGCCCCGCTTTAATATTGAAATTGGCCGGTACATACGGCCAATAGAGGAGAAAATTTATAAGGTTATAGCAAATGTTTATGGTTTGCAAACAGTGATGAAGGGGATGAATGCCGTACAACAAGCGCGTCAACTCCGGTTGAAATGGGATTCCTTTAAGAAGCCTATTGCAATTGGACTGGATGCGTCGCGGTTCGACCAACATGTGTCTGTGCCGGCTTTGCAGTTCTGCCATGATTTTATTGTGGTATGTTCCGTTATAGCAAGCATAGACAGAAGTTGCGGTATTTACTTAACATGACCTTACGTAATAAGTGTTTTGGCAATGTTATTGGGGGTGATTTGCGTTATGTCGTTGATGGTAGGCGTATGAGTGGTGACATGGACACGTCGTTGGGCAATTGCCTATTGATGTGTTCCATGTTATACAGTTACTCCAAGTTCGTTGGAGTTAACATACAGCTTGCCAACAATGGGGATGACTGCGTGGTTTTTATGGAGGCCGGGGATTATACCCGGTTTATTGTAGTTTTCCATGCATGGTTCTTGGACATGGGCTTCAACATTGTTGTTGAGGAGCCTGTCCTGGATTTTGAGCGAATTGTCTTCTGCCAAACGCAGCCAGTTTATTGCGGGCCTGGTGCCTTTGATTATGTTATGGTCCGCGACCCTCGCGTGGCGCTTCAGAAGGATTGTGTTAGCATCAATCCACTTGATGCGCCAAGTGAGCTTTTTGGTTGGATTAATGCGGTAGGGTTGGGAGGGTTAGCTCTCACCTCTGGTATTCCTTGTTGGCAGTCCTTCTATCAGTTGTATGTTCGTTCATCCACTGGTAAAAGGCTATCTAAGAAGGAGACTGGGTGGGGATGGGGTGTTCGAATGCTAGCTAATGGTATGGAAGCAAATGTGCGGTTGCCTTCTTCGGGCACTCGCGCTAGTTTCTTTATCGCATTCAACATCTCGCCTGATGAACAACTCTGCATCGAGAAGTATTATGCTTCTCTAATGGTCGTCTGGGAGGACGGCCCTGGCATACGCGAGTATGTGCAACTACCCTTCTGAGTTTCACGCTACACCTAGCGTTAAAGGTGGGGTGGGAGCCATTCCCATTGGGTTATGGGGTGTAATATATCCAAAACGTTTTGCTTTGCATGTAAATATTTACGTACCAAGTTGGTAACAACGGAGTGTCGAGAGACTGCACGGAATACCCTAGAGGTTTCCCCATGATGTACAGTCCCCTGCGGGCGGGGGATCCAATACATGCCTCCGAAAAATAAAAATAAAAAGAAACAGCCTAAGGCTAAGAAGAATGCCACAAGTAATTCCAAGAACGAATTGGCTCAAATCACTAAGCTCCTTAAGGATATGGGAAAGCCCAGTTCCCAGGTCACTGACCTGGGTCGTATGCTGCTTGGCGGTGGTAACGCTGTTGGTGGTATGTTTGGATTTCCTAAAATTTTTGGTTCTGGTTCTTATTCTTTAGAGTCTAATACACTCTGGAGTGCTAGTCAACAGGTACCAATTATGCATAGTGCTAATGAATCAGTCCGGTTTAGACACCGCGAATATATTTCTGATATAGCTATTGCGGGTCCTACCTTTACGGTTAATTCCTACCCAGTTAATCCTGGTTGGGTGGCCACATTTCCTTTTTTGTCTGCTATTGCAGCCAATTTTCAGGAGTATTCGTTCAAGGGTTTGGTTTTTGAGTATAAGTCCACTAGTGCTACCGCTATTGTGTCTGGCACTAACACTGCTATGGGCAGTGTTATGTTGGCAGCACAGTACCGGTCAGATGCGCCTGCGTTCATAAGCAAGACTCAGATGTTGAACGAGATGTGGTCAGTTGATACTGTACCGTCTTGTGATGTTGTCTTGCCTATTGAATGTGCACCTGGTGAATCTCCAATGTCCAATCAGTATGTAAGGACTGCCACACTAACCTCAGGTGACATTAAGTTGTATGACCTTTGTAGTGTGGCAGTTGCAACTGCTGGTGGTCAAACTGGTCAAACTAATGTGGTTGGTGAGTTGTGGGTGTCTTATGATATTGAGTTACGTAAACCCGCGCTGGCGTTGGGCTCAGTAACCAATCAAACTCCCACTGCTATTTTTAACGCCACAACTGGGTGGTCTAATAGCCTTCCTACAGGTGGTTGTACTGTGGACCCTGATTCCACTTTGCATGGAGTGACTCTTAATGGTGCCGGCATAGGTTTTATTGCCGGACTAACCGGTTACTTCTCTGTTTATGTTAGATGGGGTACATCGACCACTGGAACTTTGACCAATCCTACTTTCGCTGGGACTGGCCTTACGGTTGCTAATGCGTATAATACTCTCTTTTCTCCCCCTTCTGGAATCACTAGTGATAATGCTTCCTTCTTTGCTATATTAAACGTGACTGGCACTACTGGCTCACAACTTACTATTTCTGGTTTAGGGTTGCCTGCAACACCAACCAGTCTTATTATCATTGTGTCCACTGTACAGGCCAATATCGCGTTGTTCGGCGTTTGATTGCCAATTTTCCAAAAACATTTTCATAATAAAATACAAAAACATTTGAATAACACAAAATATAAAAACATTTCTTTTGCTGCTTTTCCTTATTATCTTGCTGAACTGGGTGTCATAAATTGTCCCTTGACACCTTCCAAA